CGGAGCAACGTTTTAAGATCTCATCAAATACCTCTTTATTCGCCAGCGTCGCCTCGTTTACATAAGCCCCGAAGGCTGTCATACCCCGGATAGCTTTAAGGCCCGCTATGGAGCCCGTAAACGTCGTAACAACGTATACGCCGAATAAGGTAAAGTTACCGTGCCGGTCAAACTGAAATTCGTGGCCGTAAGCGTCCGTGATCTCACGTAAGATATTTGTTTGAAGCGTCCCAGACGATACCGCGCCTAAAATGTACATGGGCTTTTGAACCCCGACTTTAGCAGCGTTCTTCTTAACCCGTTTCAACTCCATCAAAAAAAGATCGTTGTCGAGCTTGGTTTTCCCGGCCCGTACTGCGCCATGATTTATCATCATGTACCAGTCACGATCAACCGAGCGCCGTAAGATATCAATCTGTTTCTGGCTGTATAGATCACTAAGAGCCATCTTTGACCACTCCTTCCAACTTGTCGAAATAGTCGGACATGATATCTTCTGAAACGACATTTCCTTCTAGTTGCTGCTCGCGTTTCTTGTTCTCGAGTTGCTGGGCCTTGATTCGTTCCTTTTGCTCTTTCTTGTCGAGATTGTCTTTCGTGCCCTCATTGCCGTTCATCTTAGCCAAGAGCTCTATTGCCCGTATATCGCCTTTAAGGGCCTTTTGCAAAAGCACCGTCGCGATCGCCGTCTGGTTCGTCGCATTTAGTCCCTTCTCCTCGAGCGCTTCTTTGAGCTGTGGACTGAAAACGTCCATCTCCAAAATTTGATTGACTTTCTTTTTTAAGTCCGCTTTTTCCCTTCGAGCCTTACCGGAGGCGATACCGCCTTTCCTCCGGATCTTTCTCTGCTCTTCCTCTGTTCGTTCATTAAACGGGATCAAGTTTTCTGTTCCATCTCTGGGCAATTCTTACCTCCTTTCAAATTAAAAAAGCCACAAGTTTTTTACTCATGACTTCGTTTTATAATCTAAAAGAGGGGTTACTAATTTTATTTCTGGCAAACAAAAGGCCCCAACAAAGGGGCTAGATACAACGCAATGACACGGATTCGCACCGTGGCTTCCTCTATCAAGGCGTACTCCTTCTATACTATCTCTTACGTTTTCTATTGTAATTATACCACTCTTTTGTCACTCTATCAACCATTGCCCACTCTTTTGTTGTCGGATTTGTACCGCCTTTTTTACTCACTTCGTATTCATTATGAAAATAACCATGATGAACATGAGGGATCATTTTTTTGTGTTCATGATCTAGGTCTATCTGTTTATTGCGTTTGTTTTTGCCGTCATTGTAAGTAATACTCTTTAAAGTATTTGTGTGTTTATCAACTAATACGTATACCCTACCTTTAGTCATAGTTTCTATAGGGGCCACTTGTCCACCACTCCCGTTTTGAGTAACAAACTTGATATTTCCGACTTCATGGACCGTTTTATATTCTGTCCCATATAGTTTACCTTTTTTACTTCTGCCAGAACTTGCACCGCGTCCACCCATGATCTTACCTCACTCTGATTCGTCGAGCATTTATAAATTCACTATTTAAACCGTCGTGTCTCGCGTTATGGTGCTCGTTGAAATGTTCCGCCCAGCGCTTTTTCATTTTTCCACTTTGAATCTGTACCGCGCTTTTATTATTTGTTTTATAGTCTCTGAAATACGTGTCTTTTCTCCATCGACTAACTCGGGAGACGTGCCCTTCTCCTTGCGTTCGAGTGATCCGATTGTCTGATTTATCATAATTGATAGTTTGTCTCGAACCTATTTGTTTCCACTGCTCACGCTTCTCGTGATAGTTACTAAATAATTTCTTCTTCAGTCTGATCTGGATCGGGTTTAGCTTCGCCTCTGTGCTTTGTGGCAACGTTCCAGCATTACTCACACCACCGCCACCAAGTCCGCCTTTTTTCGTTTTCTTGCCTTTACCACCCGAGCTTTTAGCTCCTCTTCCGCCCATGTTTCAACCTCTCTGTCGTTTCGTTTTCGAAATAGTGTACTTCGATATCTCCATAGTCATACTCAACCGCGCCACCGTACACGATCAATCTTTTCGGCTTCAATAGCTCAATCATGACGTCCATTCCATCGCGCCATAATTCCATTTGATCGCTATTGTTTTTGACCCCGATTGTGCTGATCGCAAGTGTAGCTCCCTCCGGCAATCCGTCAAAGCAAAAAGAAAAGCTGTCCGAATACGCCCACGAGACCGTGGGAATAACCGTATAGCCGTATCTTTGCATAAGCTGACCAATCAACCTCGAGCGATACACGTTCCACACTTGCATAGCTACCGGCATATCGATATATAAGCTAAAGTCTGGCGTTAGTACACAATCAAACTCACTTAATTTCTCGATATAGTATTCTGGCCGTTGCCATATCCTCTCAAATTGATAATCATCAAGAAAGAAATGCACTCCCGCGCCGTGGTCCGGCTTGTTTAATACGTAATTAAAGCCTTGCAAGCGTTCCGGTACGTGATCCACTGGTTGAAGTGAGGGCATTTCAAAACGTCCTTCCGTGGCCTGTGGATCGAATAGATTGAGATTATATTGATTTATTGTTGTTTCTCTATGAAATTCTTTTTCTTCCTCTTCCTCTTGCTCTTCTACTTCCGAGCTGAAATTTAAAATTTCATCTTCCTGCAAGTCAAAGCCAAAATCTGCCATATCCACACTGAAGATCCCGTCCAGCTCGTCTCTTAACATTTCGGTATCAAAGCCCGTGTCCATGTTTAGCTTGTTATGGACTAAGATATAAGCCTTTTTCTGATCCTCTGATAAATGAGACAAGCGAATGACTTCCGCTTCCGTGTACCCGAGCTGCTCGAGTGCTTGTAAGCGTCCGTGCCCTTCGATGATGATATTATTTTCATCGATCGCTATCGGGTCGTTATTCCCAAATTCTTGAATCGATTTTTTAATCTTGTCGATCTGCTCTTGTGGGTGCAATTTCGCGTTTCCCTCATATTCGACCAGATCGGCTATTTTGACTCTTTCGATTTGCACTTAAACCACCAAAAAACAGCCTCCCCAGAAAGGAATAGGGGGGAGACTGAAAAGAAAAGTATAGAGTATAGAAATGTCTGGCAAGGGGAAGAACTAAAGAACCTTACCAAAAGCGGACGGGCGGAATCGAACCGCCGAAACGAAAAAATTTTAAAAAATATAAGGAGATCCCATAACCGGGAAAAGTTTTACGAAAGTAAAAACGTGCTTGTAACTGTTGGCTTGGCCCTGTCGTCCGCTGGAAGATCTCTGTTTCTCTCGATCTCCCGATAATACAATTTTATCACCTTTTTTTGAACACTTTTCCCAAATTTCAGCGACTTTTTAAAAAAATACTTGTCACTTTCTTTTCGAGCCCTTCGAAAAATGGTTTGATAATATTTCGATAGACTGAGTTTTTTGACATAAACAGCTCGAGGGCCACGCCTTCGACGTTTTTTGATTGTGTTACATATAAGCATTTGATCGCCTCCCAGATTGTAGGTTCACACTCGTTCGTGTACTCATCTATCGCTTCAGCGAACGTGTACAGCCGAATTAGTTCCGGATCGTTTTCTTTAAGGATCACGTTCTTAAGAGCCTCCGGCGTGTTACTTGCTGACTTGCTTTTAATAAACCAATTTTCGTCGAAATTTTGATAAGGGAAGCTGATCTCTTCGATTCGCTCTTTTATCTCTTTATCGAACGGATAGCGTCGAAGCGCGTCTATAAGATAGCCATATCTTGTCTCAATTCGCAAGCACTCCTCCTTTCTAGCCCCAACTGGGCTCTAAAATTCTCTTTCGTACACGTCAAATACTCCGACTTTCTGACTATCACGATAGGCCAGTGCCTCTTCTTTTGCCTGAAATTCAATCTCTTCAAACTTAGTTGAATGATTACAATCCCAGCGCGTACGTTTTAGATATTTTCTAACGACATAAACTTTCATACTATCCCCCGACGCCGTTTTGATCGGCTATTTCTTGTAATTGTTGAGCCATACGTGAATTATAATCATTGTTCAATTTATTAATAATCACGTCCTGCATGGTATTTTTTTCTTCGATTTTTTTGATCTCGTCCTTTTGTGTTCTGATTGTCTGTTGTAGCTCGCTGTTGCTCGTTTCTAACGTCCGAATCCGTGCTTCAATATTTACACACGCCCCGAAATAAACCAAGAGAACAAACACGATATTTGCACAAAACAGTTTTACATTATTCGTCATTTTCCCGTCCTTCCTTCCACATAAACCAGCCAATCACTGCGAGACCACCAAGCCACGCAAGCGATAAGAGTCCGAATATAACAGTTAATAGGTCCATTATTTTTCCTCGTTTTTTCTCTCAAAATACCTTAAAGCAAGCCAAACATCTGACAGGGTTGGCGTGCCTTTGAAAAAGCCATTCCATTCCATCGAATGAAAATTGAAACCACCACCAAAATATTCGACACGAAAGTATGGTTCTTTTTGATCTTCGTCCCGAAAGATTGAATTTATTTGATTGGTATTTATAATACGCTCCTCGAAATTATTTCTAAAAATAACAAACATCACTTACCCTCCCTCCATGAAACGCCGTCAAAAACTTTCCCACCTCTGAAAGGCGATCCAGCAACTAATAAACGTTCAAGATTTGCTCTTCTGGTTTCTAAAAGTCTCTCTTCAAACATTCGCAAAAATTCAGATATATTCAAAAGTTTGCGTTCCCCGATTCTCAAGTTTCCCAATCAATCGTTTTCTTGTTTTATTCAGCGACATCATCCACCTCCAATAATTCGGGATTTTCGTAGATATTCCCGATGATTTTCTCATCACCAGTCCAAGCATAACCCTCTCTTATACCTTTTAGATATATAGCAGGCATACCTCCAACATAAGTACCACCATATTCTTTTTCTAGGTATACTTCATGAGGACAACCTCTGGTGCATTTAATAATATCTCCGATAAAGACCTCTTTCCCATTCTTATCAAAAAGTCCTGTTGACTGCATGAGTTCAACTTCATCAGCCCCACGCTTAAAAGTGATAGCGTCACCAATAAAATCAAATTCACCACAAGCCCAATGAATCTCGTCCACTTCATACATTTTTTTGTAGGTCTTGTCCCACGCTCTAAACTTTGGAATCATTCCGTTACCTCCTCGATCTCAATCCCTTCACAATCAAACACCCAGCCAAAACCTGCTTCTTCTAGCTCTTTTCGGGTGAAATAAGTTCTTAACTTACTTGTCAAAAAACCTAAGAAATTCTCATCTTTCGCACTTACAAGATACTGATCTACTGCCTTTATTTTAACCGTGTACCGTTTTTCCTCGACCTCGTAGCCGAACTGGTGCATATTAATAAGCGTTTGTATC